GCTTAAGTTACTGGGACGATGCCGCATTGAGGCGCAGGACGGTTATTGCATACGTTGGCGAAGGTGGTATTGAAGCTGGCGTTGCGTACCGGCTGGATGATAGCCACTGCTTTGTTAAGGTATAAGGAGTGCGAAATGCTTATCACCTCAGAAAACTACATTGATCAGCGCGCAAAGCTGATGCGCCAGGTCGAAGAGATTGAGACAAGTCTCGAATCAGCATTTGACAATGCGCTTGATAGTGCGTCGTCAAAGTACGACGAGATCGACGCGCAGATCAGTCAGATCACAAAGTACGAGATAGAAAACGAACTGCCGCTTACGTTTGACGATAGCGCTGATGATTCTGATGGCAATGTTGTTGTAACACTCACAATTGGCAGAGTGTGGTTTATTGCCATTTGCGTAGTGACAATTTCTGCAATCGCATGGTTTGCCTTTTTTAGTGAGTGAAGCATGAGCTATCAAGATTTCATATTGTCAAAAGCAGTGGCGCAGAGCAATGCAGGATTTGAGCCAACAACCATGAACGAGGCATTGTTTGGCTATCAAGCAAATAGTGTCGCCTTTGCACTTATGCAAGGGCGGGCTGCTTTGTTTATGGATACCGGCCTTGGAAAAACGCTATGCGAGTTGGAATGGGCGCAGCAGGTTGTTGAAAAGACAAATGCGCCGGTCATTATTCTGGCTCCTTTAGCTGTAGCTGCGCAGCATAAGCGCGAGGCTGACAAGTTTGGATATGATGCAAAAGTTGTCAGGTCTGGCGATGAAGTAATCCGTGGCATCAACATTACAAACTATGATCGGCTGCATCAGTTCGATACAAGTGTTTTTAGTGGTGTTGTCTTGGATGAGTCGTCTATTTTGAAGAACTCGACGGGCTAGACGCGAACAGAGATTATCAGGCAATTTGCTGGCGTTCCGTATCGACTAGCTGCAACGGCGACACCAAGCCCAAATGACCATACTGAGCTTGGAAACCATAGCGAGTTTCTAGGTGTTCTCAATCATGCAGACATGCTTCCTCGTTGGTTTATCAATGACACCGCCGACACTGGAGAATGGAGGCTAAAGGGCCATGCGGTAGAGCCATTTTGGGATTGGGTGGCATCATGGGCGCGATGCCTGAGCAAGCCAAGCGATCTAGGTTTTTCTGATGCTGGGTTTGATCTTCCTCCTTTGAATCTCATTAAGCATGAGGTTGAATTTCATAGAGAGGCGACAGGATATGATCTCTTCCATGTGCCAGATTTGTCTGCAACTGGCATCCATCAGGAGAAGCGCGCAACGATAAATGAGCGCGCAGGAAAGATCGCTGAGCTTGCCAAGGATAGTAATGAGACATGGGTAGTGTGGTGCGAAACCGACTATGAGTCAAAAGCGCTAATGGCAGCTATTGGCAAGGACGCCGTTGAGCTTAAAGGGGCTGATTCCATTGAAAGGAAAGAGGCAATCTTGGAATCATTCTCTGATGGCGGGATCAGGGTTTTGGTAACGAAGCCCAGTATTGCGGGGTTTGGCATGAACTGGCAGCACTGTAACCATACTGCTTTTGTTGGCGTTAGTTACAGCTATGAGCAGTTCTATCAGTCGATCCGTAGATTTTGGCGGTTCGGACAGAAAAAGCCTGTAAATGCCCATGTGGCCATGACATCTGTAGAAGATGCAATATGGGCGGTTGTTATGGACAAATCCACAGCGCATGATGACCTGAAGAAAGAAATGCGCGCAGCGATGAAAAGAAATATTGGGCGAAAGACTGAGGCTAGACTCAAGTATTCGCCATCTAAAATCGCTACGCTTCCAGGCTGGATCACTAATTAAGGAGATGAAGATGCAGGAAAATTTCAAAGTTCTAGACCAATACAACGGCGAAGGATTCGCTATCTACAACGCTGATTGCGTTGAGTTTGCGCAGCAGTTGCCTGATGAATCACTCGGGTTTACTGTATATTCGCCACCATTCTCCAGTTTGTTTGTGTACTCTGACTCAGAAAGAGACATGGGCAATAGTGATGATGACGATCAATTTTTTGAACATTACAAATTCTTGATTAAGGAATTGTTCCGCGCAACGAAGCCTGGCCGGCTGTCTGCGGTGCATTGCAGCGACCTGCCGTTGACAAAGTGGAAGGATGGCCGGGTTGGAATCAAGGACTTGTCAGGAATGATCGTTAGGGCGCATGAAGAATGCGGATGGACTTTGCATAGCAAAATCACGATTTGGAAATGCCCTGTCGTTGAAATGACCAGAACTAAGGCGCTGGGGCTGCTTTATAAGCAGCTTTGCAAGGATAGTGGTCGGTCGCGTGCTGGCATGCCAGATTATCTGCTGGTGTTTCGCAAAGAAGGCGATAATGATTCGCCAATCTCTCACAAGCCGCAGGATTTGCCGGTGGATACTTGGCAGAAATGGGCATCCCCGGTCTGGATGGATATTCAGCAAACCAATACATTGAACGTCAGGATTGCCCGTGATGACAAGGATGAAAAGCATCTATGCCCATTGCAACTTGACCTGATTGAGCGGGCACTTGTTATGTGGAGCGCACCAGGCGATGTGGTTTACTCGCCATTTACAGGCGTGGGGAGTGAGGGGTATATGTCCGTGAAGATGGGTCGTAAGTTCATCGGCACAGAGCTTAAGCCTAGCTATTTCAAGCAGGCGTGCCAGTACATTGAGCATGCCAGCAGAGAAACAGCAGATTTGTTTTCATCGATTTAACAGTGAGGGTTATGCCATGAAAAAGCGCTATGTGTTGGATACGAATGTGTTGCTGCATGACCCGAATAGTCTGTTCCGTTTCCAAGAGCATGATGTAATTATCCCGCTGGTTGTGCTGGAAGAGCTGGATAATCACAAAAAGGGGATGGCGGATACTGCGCGGAATGCACGCCAAGCGAGCCGGATGCTTGACAGGATCATTCAAGAGCCAGGAATGCAATTAACTGGCGCCAGTGGTGGCATTGCTACTGGTCAGCTTTTGTTTGATGCCGCCGAGCGCCGAGATTCTGAAACTGTTGACAACTGCATTATTCGCTGCGCCTTGGAGGCTGGTGCAATCTTGGTTTCAAAGGACATTAACGTCAGGATCAAGGCCGCTATCCGCAATTGCGCGGCTGAAGATTATCAGCACGATCAAGTCGATGATGGGGATAACGCATACACTGGCATGGTTGAAAAGTCACATCAGTGGCTTAACGATTACCTGACCAGCAGCGACACCAGCAAGAGCGGCGCGGTATTGCATGTGCAGGCGAAAGTTCCGTGCAATACGATGGTACGCATTGATGGCAAGAACTACATCGCTAAGGATCATGGCGAATTCAGTAAGCTGCAAACATTGCACGATCATGTCACTAAGAAAGGCGCGATCTGGGGAGTGCAAGCCAAAAACGAAGAGCAGAATTTTGCGCTTAACCTACTAATGGATAAGGATGTTGACTTCGTTACACTTCTCGGGCCGGCAGGGACGGGGAAGACGCTACTTACCCTGGCGGCTGGCCTGCAACAGTGCTTTGAGGATCGGCTATACAGTGAGATCATTGTTACCCGCGCCACGGTGCCGATTGGCGATGATATTGGCTATTTGCCTGGCACTGAAGAAGAGAAGATGACGCCATGGATGGGCGCGATCACTGACAATATCGAGGTGCTTCTCAGCGAGGAAGAAAAAGACTCTTGGAGTAAGGGCGCGACTCGCGACCTGATTGCGTCGCGGATCAAGATCAAGTCGATGTCATTTATGCGTGGGCGGACATTTACTAACAAGTTCTTGATCATTGACGAAGCGCAGAACCTGACAGCAAAGCAGATGAAAGCGCTTATCACTCGGGCAGGCGAAGGAACCAAGGTTGTATGCCTTGGCAATCTCGCGCAGATTGACACCTTGTACCTGACAGAGGGTTCTAGCGGGCTTGCTGTGGCTGTTAGCAAGTTCGCCGGCTGGCCGCACCATGGGCATATCACACTGCAAAAGGGCGAGCGCTCGCGGCTTTCGGATCGTGCAAACGAGGCGATGTAATTGATTATGCTGTAGCTGCGCCAAGGAGGCGCATACCATGAAAAAGATTATCGCAGCTATGCTGCTGTCTATCGGGTGCGCCTCTGGCGAAGATAAAGAGCCGACATTATGGGCGGCCTTATTGCCGAACGATCTGAAGGTTATCTTTACTGACAAAGAGTGTCCGGTTAAGCATTTGATCGGAAAGCAGGTCGCGGCAAAGCTGAAGGATGATAGCTTGGCATTTGGGTGCTGGCATGAGTACGGCGCGCAAGTTGTTGTTTTTTGGGTGGTTGACAGCGAGCGAGAAATTATCAAGATTGTCGAATGGGACAAGTCTGATATTCGCTTTATGAATGAAGGGCCATGGGATGGATATATCAAATATGGAACAACGCAAATCTGACGCATCTGACGCGGTACTGTTGCTTGCTGATGCGGTTCGGACGATCCGGGATCGAGGCATTGAGTATGACCACACAGGGGAAGAACGCAGCATGGCGACAGTGGTTGATATGTTCAACTTGCTGCATGATCACCATATGACCGAGGCGCAAGGATGGTCATTCATGGAGCTACTGAAGATGGTGCGTTTTTTCGGCAGTCCATCTGTTCATACGGATAGCGTGATCGATCAGATCGCGTATACAGCACTGCGTGGGGAGTGCGTGTTAAGGGGGATCAATCCGACGAACGGTAACGACAAGAAGTGCGATCCAAGCTAGTCTATTGTGGTCAAGTGACATGAATCACGGAGGTTGTAAAGTGGAAGCAATCGCAGACAATGTAAGCAGCTTGATGGATCGAATCAGCGATCTGATTGCAGTCAAGCGCCGGCAGTTCTATCTGTGGACGCTGATGCGGCGTGAGCGGCACCTG